TACTTGATTCTTTAGGATAAAAAAAACGGGGGTAACTACTCCCCCGTTCAAACCTAAAATCAAAATGTAATCAATGAAAAATCGAATTACGAAACAAATATACCTCTTTTTATATCTAATCATCAAACAAACAATTAACAGAATTATGAATTTACGAGAAAAAGTAAACGCTCTATTCGCAAAGCACAACGTTTCTCTCTCTGCTGAAGAAGTAGTTGAGGTGAAGCAAATGGTTGAGGCGATTTTAGAGGACGGTACAAGCATCTATTCAGACAGCGACGTTTGGGCAGCAGGTGTTCGTGTATTCGGTAAAGACGCAGAAGGCAACGAGGTTGTTTTGGCGGACGGAGAATACAAGACAGCTGAAAGCATCATCGTTGTAGTTGCTGACGGTGTTGTAACCGAATTGAAACCAATGGAAGAAGAAAAAGAACCAGAGGTTGAAGTAGTAATCGAAGAAGAACAAACTTCTGAGGTTGTTGCTGAAGAATCACTAAGCGCAGAAGTTGAAGGACTTCTTTCGTTAGTTGCAAAACTTGAAAGCGAACTTTCTGAAATGAAGAAAGCAAACGAAAATCTTTCAAGCGAAGTAACAAAATTAAGCGCACAGCCTGCAGCGACTTCTATCAAAGAAGTAAAGCAAGCAAAACAAACACCTTCGAAGCCATACGCTAAAATGTCGGCTGAGGAGCGTTTCTTATTTCACCTTAAAAAATAAAAAAAACAAACAATAAAAAATGGCTACTACCACTTCATTAACTACCACCTACGCAGGTAAAGAAGCAGCAGGATATATCCGCGCTGCGTTTTTGAGTAACGAGTCTCTTGCAGCAGTTACTTTCAAAGAAAACATTGAATACAAACAAGTTGTTCGTCGTCTTGTTGACAACATCACTTTTGCTAACGCAACTTGTGACTTCACTCCAACAGGAACAGTTACTTTAACTGAGCGTATCTTGACTCTTGAAAAATTCCAAATCCACAGAAATTTGTGTAAAAACACGTTTTTGATTGATTGGGAGGCGCGTTCAGAGCAGAACAACGAACTTCACGCTTCGTTGACTGACGCTATCATTGCTAACGTTTTAGCTGGAATGGCTGCAAACAACGAGCGTTTGATTTGGCAAGGTGTTAACGCAACTGCAGGTGAGTACGCAGGTTTCGAGACTTTGTTCTTGGCTGACGCTGCTGTTCTTGACGTTTCTTCACCAGAGGCTATCACTTCTGCTAACGTAATCGAAGAAATGAACCGTCTTGTTTTAACACTTCCAACACGCGTTCGTCGTGCTACTGAGAAGCCTGTTATCGCGGTTTCTTCAAATGTTGCTGAAGCATTCAGAACTGCTATCTTAGGTCTTGGCGGTGGAAGCTACTTGTACCAAGGTGAGACTGTGAAAATGACTTGGCAAGGACAATACGACATCATCGAGTGTCCTGGTATGTCTGACGACACAATGGCTATGTACCAAAAGTCAAACCTTTGGTTCGGAACTAACTTGTTAGACCAATGGAACAACGTAGCAGTTTTGGATATGTACCAATACGACCTTTCTGACAACGTTCGTTTCGCTTGTTCTTTCTTCGCAGGTGTACAATATGGTTTCGGTGACGAAATCGCATTCTACCAATATACTGCATAATTCAACCATTCTAACCCTTGCATAATAGAGGTAGCGGCTTAAACACCGCTCCTCTTTTGTGCTAATAAAAAACATAAATATTATGGCATGTGAATTAAGCACAGGTTTTACACTCGATTGCAAAGACGGCATCGGTGGAATTAAGCAAATCGTTTTGTTGGATCAAAATTTAGTTACAGGTATAACCTTAGACGGTTCTGAAGTAATCACAGCAATTGCTGGTCCAACAGATGCAGATTTGTATACTTACGAATTACCAACTCAAACAGGATCGTTCGAAGAAACAATCAACTTCAATCGCGATGCGGGTACAATTTTTTACACGCAGACCGTGAACGTAATGCTTAACAAATTAAGCGCGGCAAAGCGCCTTGAATTGCAAAGCGTTGCACAAGCTCGCGTTATTGTATTTGTAAACGACACAAACAACAATTGGTGGGCTGTTGGTTATGAGTACGGAGCAGACCTTTCTACTTCAACAGCAGGAACGGGAACGGTTTTGGGTGATATGAACGGCTACACTTTGGCCTTCGTTCACGAAGCTGCAAAGCGCGCTTACAAATTAAGCGGAACGCCTGCTTCAGTTGTAGCGTAATCAAAAAAACTTTTACACACATAGGGACAAAACGTCCCTACGTGTTGTAATTTTAACGTAAAGGGAAAAGATAGAATGGTTTATCTCAACACAAATACAGCGAATCAATACGCGTATCTTTCGTTAGACGAAGGACGGGCATATTTCAACGTTGCCTTTACTCATTATCTTCTTGTCATGACATACGAAATGACAGGTGAACAACTCGCGCAAGTTGTCGAAGTAATAAACGAGAACGAACGCGTAACTAAAATAAGACTTACCACCGTTGGTTTGGTCGATGCAGGTCGTTATCACTACGAAGTATACGGACAAAACAGCAGCAGCAATATAGATCCAACCAATGCTTCCGTTTTGGGATTGATTGAAAAGAGTTTAATGATACTTCAAGACGGAACAATTTTCTTTGACGTTTCTTCGCCAACGATTCCTGTCGATGTAATTTATACAGGTTCATAATATGAGTAATATACAAGCAATAAATCTTTCAGCTTACCAACCTGTTGAAGCGGTTGAAAAAGAAAACAGAAGCGGTTGGATTGATTATGGAAATAACAATTTATACCCACAGCACCTTCTGAATCTCTTTCACAATTCACCAATTCACAACGCATTGGTGAACTCAATCTCTTATATGATTGAGGGACAAGGTACAGGAACAATTCTCGACAATGCGTTGCAAGGTATTTCCTTCGATTTAAAGCTACAAGGCGCGTTCGTTGCTGAAGTTATTTGGTCAATGGACTTCACACGCGTTGTACAAATCAATCACCTTCCTTTTGAGAATTGTCGTCTTGCTTACGACAAAGAAGAAGACGATATCACAGGAATTTTCTATTCGAAAGATTGGGCGAATACGCGTTCAAAACGTGGTAAGCCAGAGTTCATCCCTGCGTTCAATCCTTCCATTGCGCAAGAACAACCAAGACAAGTTATTTACGCTCACGGAATGAGTGCGGGTAGTGTTTACTATCCAAAGCCAGACTACTTCGGAGCGTTAAACTACGTTGAATTGTCTTATCAAATGGGGTTGTACCACGTCAACAATATCTTGAACGGCTTATTTCCTTCGTTCATTATAAACTTCTTGAACGGCATACCACAGAAAGAAGAACGTGAGGCTATTCGTCGTGAATGGGAAACAAGATTGAGCGGTGCAAGTAACGCGGGTAAGTTCTTAATGACGTTCAACGAAGATCCTGCACGCGCTCCACAAATCGAATCATTTCCTTTGTCGGACGCGGACAAACAATATCAGTTTTTATCTGAAGAAACAGCGAAACAAATTATGGTAGGACACCGCGTTGTGTCTCCTTTGATTCACGGAATTAGAGACACAACAGGATTTGGAAGCAATAAGGACGAAATGTTGGTAGGTTTGGAGATATTCAACAATCAAGTAATCAAGCCTTACCAAAGAATCATTGAACGTGTTTTCACTCCAATTTTGGGAGAGATAAACATCGAAATGAACTCGCCATTCGACGAAGAAGTTTTAGTTGTTGAACCAACGACACAAGCAATCGAATTAAAAAAAAAAGTAGTTGCGGATGCTGAGAATGATTTCAGCGACGAACAAGGCAAAGAGTGGATTGATGTACTAAAAGAAAAAGCGGAATACATCGATTTAGACGAATGGCAGTTGGTAAGTGAAGAAGATGTTACCGACCCAGACAACGAAATGAACTACACAAGCGAGTTCTTTGCAAAGCGTAACAAGATGCCGACAATGAGCGACGCTCAAGGTGAAAAAGAATCTAAGTGGGGAGATAGAGGACTTTATAAATTACGCTATGCCTATTCACAAAACATAAGCGAAAATAGTCGTGAGTTCTGCAAAGAAATGGTTCAAATGTCGCAGTTAGGCGCAATCTTTCGTTATGAAGATATTGAAGCAATGAGCAAGGAAGGAGTGAATGGAAATTTTGCTCCTGCGGGGTCTCAAACTTATTCGCTCTTCCGCTTCGTCGGGGGGTGCTTCTGCCATCATGTTTGGAAGCGTTTAATTTATATTCGCAAACGCGATTCGAAAGGACGCATACTTCCAAACGATGGATTGAACAACGATAAGCGTGTTGGTAATAACCCTTACGTTCCACAAAAAGGCATCGAAGGAACAGCACCAATCAACAGACCAGACAGAGGTTCTTTAAAATACCCTTAATAAAAACACACAATGGCACTACAACCCGAAGTTCTACTCATTGACGAGAATTACATAAAAAAATATACTTGGATTAACGGTTCAGTTGATCCGTTGCTTATGTACCCTGCAATCTATTTGTCTCAGGACAAGTACGCGCAGTTGTATTTAGGAACTGACCTTTACAATAAGATAAAAGAAGACGTTGTAAACGACGATATCGCAGGTGCATACGCTACCCTTCTTGACAATTACTTACGTCGAATGGTTATGTGGTGGACTATGTACGAAGTCTTGCCTCATTTGTACGTTAAAACTGATAACGGAAGTCTTGTAATTCGCACAAGCGAAGACACAACACCAATATCACAAACAGACTTGCAGAACTACCGCGATCAAGCGCGTTCACAGGCGATGTTTTACACGCAAAGAATGGTTGACTATTTGTGCTTTAATCAATCAGACTTTCCAGAGTACACAACAAACGTAACGCAGCAGATTTGGTCACAAACAAATGTTTATCCGTCGAACGCTTTCGAGATTAGCGACGGACGTGATAGATTACCATATGAATACAGACGCAGAGGTTTAGGTTGGTTGAGATAAACTAAAATAAAAACGAATGGCTACAAGGGGACGCAAGAAGAATTTGACAATGCACAAAATCTACGAAGAAAAGTTTCGTAAGTATTTAGCAAAGAAAGAAAAACAAATAAAGAAATTGAAGAATGAAAGTTAACGCTGACGGTTACGCGCTATTGAAGAAGTTCGAAGGATGTCGTTTGAAGAGTTACCTCTGCCCTTCTGCTGTATGGACGATAGGTTACGGAAACACCTTCTACGAAGACGGAACGAAGGTTAAGGAAGGCGACGTTATAACACAAGCAAGAGCGGAGCAATTGGCGAAAAACGTTGTAGATAAATTCGCGGTTTCTGTTCGTGCATTGATAACGCAAACGCTCAACGAGAATCAATTTAGCGCGTGTGTTTCGTTAGCTTACAACATTGGAACAGGTGGGTTTAAGAAATCGTCTGTATTGAGAAAGGTAAACGCTAATCCTAACGATTCAACAATAGCAGATTCTTTTCGTTTATGGAACAAAGGCGGCGGTGTTGTATTGAAAGGTCTCGTTCGTCGTCGTGAAGCAGAAATCGAATTGTACTTTAAGAAATGAACACAGAAACCGAAATCGTTTTGATACACGAACAATTGCAAGAAATGGACAAGAAGATTGACCGTATTTATAACGTGTTAATCGGTGACGACGAAATGAAAATTGAAGGTCTTGTAAGTAAGGTTCAGAAACACGACAAGTACATAAGCAACCAACGTTTACAGGTTGCGCGTTTGGGTGGTATTGCAACCGCTGCTGGTGTGGTTGGCGGTTTAATTGTTCAACTAATAATAAAAATGATATGAAAGACTGGTTTAATTCTTTATTAACATCTTGTTCAAAAGTTTCTTCAAAACGAATTATTGCTATATTTGTTTCACTCAATCTAATTGTAATCAGTTACATTGCAGTTTTCAGTTCTTACGATTGTCCTATTTCAATGTTTGATACATTAGCATTGTTGACAGGCGGTTTGTTTGGCGGAACGGTAATTGAAAAGTTTACTAATAAAACAAAGAATGGCAAGGGAACTAACGACAGCGAGAACAATAGCAACGGAGATTTGCAGTAAATTTTCTGAAACTCCTTCGCTCACGTTAGCGAAAAAATTGTTTACTGAATATCCTGAAGTCTATAAAAACATCGAAGCGGCACGAAGTGTTATTCGTTTGATTCGTGGAAAGAATGGCGACTTCAATAGAAAAG